CGGTGAGTAATAGAGCCAGTCTGACTTTTTGGTGAAGCTCATTCGGTTTTCTTGGCTCTCGGCTTGCGTTGCTTTTTGACTGAAGCGGTCACTTCGCTTTGTTCTACAACAAGCGGTTGTGATCCACCTTCAGACGGAGCAACTGGCGACGGAGATTCAGAAGAATCATCTTCAATGTCAATAGTAGGTGCAGCACTAGCCGCAGGACGTTCTTTCTGAATCACCGAAATCTCAGAGACATCAACTCCGTATTTGTCAGCGAGTTGACGTACAAACAAAGCTTGTTGAGCCTTAGCCTCAAGAGCAGAACGCCAATCAAGACCACGCGCTCCGTACACCTCATCGTAAGTCACAACACCGGCTTCAAGCTCTGCAAGTTGAGCCGCAGAATTACGGCCAACGTCAACATTGGGTGAGCGCGGAGCAGTGATGGATACTTCGTACCAATCAGACGGAGCGTCATTCAGAGTCGGATCGCTCTTGATCGCGTACTCCATGACGTACTCGTAAATACGACGAGCAGCAGACGCCATCACTTGATGACGCGAGCGGAACCAGACAGCGGACATATCTAACGCTCCGCGATAGACAGTTCCCTGCATGGACTCGGGATAAACAAGAACATAAGGAATACCAACACCAGCGCAAACCTTCTCGGTCAATTGCCGCCAGTATTCCCGCATATTGACACCGGGACGCTCGGTGGCGAACTGCTCGAAAGTGTCTCCGTTCTTGAGAACCTTAACTGAAGAACCGAAAACCTGCTCGTAATACGTCTCGGCAGTATTTGGAGTAACGTTCGCACCAATACCAGCGCGGAGACTAGAAGCTTGGATCTCACCGCTTACGGTCTTAACAATTTGAGCGACGGAAGCTCCAAGCTTACAGGCTTCCATCTCCAGCTTTTGAAGGTCGTCGAGATCGTGCAGATCATTGATAACCGCCGAGACAAACGGCAGTCCGCGAAGCTGTGCAGGACGGTTAGGCTCGAAAATGTGGACAACCGAATCAGCAGGAATAGACCGGACATCGACCAGATTTCCCTGCGTTTTCTCGGAGCCAATGAAGTAGGAAACAGCACGTCCCGTCTTCGGGTCAAACCGGATACCGTCAAACACGGTCAGGTCAGACTCCATACCCACCGGAGTTGCGATGGATTGAGCCTCAATCAGTTGGAGTCGCGGCTTTCCGCTCTCTCCACGGGTCAACAAAAGAAAAGACTCACCGTCATAGAACCACCCACGGGCAGCTTGACCCATGAGCGTCGAGAACGACTGACGCGAACCGATGTCGGGATAACGGCACCAGATATCAAACCACTTCTTAGCCTTAAGATTCCAAGCAGGATCGCTAGAAGCGGGTTGAACAGAGAACGAAGAACCGACGGTGTAAGACTCAAACAGGTCTCCCAACCTGTTCATTATCGCGTTGTTCTGTTCAAAGAAACGCGACTTACGGACAATGGCTTGTCGGGTCGAACTGGTAACGTCGAAACGAGCAGACGTGTAAGACGTATCAAGATACGAACGACGCAAAGACTGGCTCGCCCCCTCGTACTTGTTAGCAGGAGCAGCAAAGAGCTTCTCTCGGATGGTGGCTAGGATTCCCATTTAAGACATCCTGACGGTTGGCTCTCTGCGGAACTGCGTGAAGTCTCCGTAGTAACGAGTGGTCGCAATCAAGATTGCACCAAGCATCTTGTTGTAGATCTGTAGGTCAGTCGGGCTAGTGATTCCATCGCCAGACAACAAAGTCACAGCGTAATCATAATCTCCTAACAGAGATTCCCACATTTCAAGCATCTCAAGCGGAGCCGCCGTCCCCTTTCCGGGTTCAGCGAACTCAACAGAAACGTCACTGCTAGAGGTCTGTCTGACAATCTGACCGGACTCTTGCGAGTTAGCCGAGACGGTCAACTTAGCGGTCAACGCTTCCAGCAGCGTCAAAGAGCCTCTGCTCGCGTAGGTGGTACGCAAGTAAGCTCGTTTTGTCGCTACTGTGTAAGTGAACACTTGCGCGGACTATCCACAGAGCGGTGAGTCTGTCAACCACCAGAAATTTCGGCGGTGCTGGACGCCAGATCATTCCACAGCATCACCATTGCCAATTGCATAAGCTCGCAGTCATGCAAGTGATCGGGCCAGCGAGTGTTTCGCTTGAACCAAAGATGTTTGATTCGACCCGCTCTGTTAGCCGTTGGCTTGAGAATGTGAGAGTCCAAATGCTTCCAGTAGGTCTCAGAATCAGCCGCAAATGCGCCTTCAGCCTCTAGCGGTGCTGGTAGGCTACAGACAGTCCATTGGTTGGAATCAGACCCTTTACGGAGCCGCTGAAGCACTTCACGCATATGCTCAGTGTCAAACACCAGCAGAGGTTGGACAGCATCGGTTCGCATTGACGTTGATGTCGAGATACCGAACGGATGGATTGCTCCGGTCTTGCTCGTGAATCGCGCTCCAGTTTCTCGACCCTTCATTGGTAGCCAACCAATCAACATCGGCTTTCTGAGTCCTCCCTCGGGTGGATACCGTAGACCGCATGGGTAGGTTATCGGGTTGCTGCTGGTCTGCGAGAACTCAGCGCAAGCATCGTATACAGCCTGAGAGTTGAAACCCGAATCAATGCCAACGTCCATATCATGCACGTTGTATTGCAATTGAACCCGTCGCAGAGCGGCAAAATCGTCAGCGTGACCAGCAGCGACAAGACGCGAGTTGCCTTTGCTCCACTCTCGGCAGACCCACCACAAGAACGGTGCAGCGGCTTGAACGTCAGCGGTAAGGTATCGTCGAGCTTCTGGCAGACCGGAATCAGAAACGACTTCGACCCGATCTTGTTGACTCTCTTGGTTCTCCCACGGTTCCGCGAGCATACCGTTCACAAAACCCTGCAAGCCCATCATTGAAGCTTTGGCTTCCAAGAATGAGACGGCCAAGTGACCCCAAGTGCATTTGCGATCCGGTGAATAGAGGCTCGACAGGTGGTAAGAGCGAACGCTTGGAAGGCTCGCTTGGTTCTCAGAAATCCACTTACCGTTGCGTAACCCTGCAACCTTCTGGCTGTCAGAAATCTTTCCCTGACAAAGCTGGCAGACGTAATGAGACGAAGACCGGATCTTCTGCCAGTCAGGTCGTCCGTCTTCGGTCTTGGCGTTGTCCCAAGTGACTTGTCTCCACTCCAGCTTGATGTATTCGGAGCAATGCGGACACGGGATGTAATACCGTCGTTGGTCTCCTCTCAAGAACCGTTGCCATATCCGCCCCTCAGAGGTTGTCGGGGTGCTGGTAAAGAAGGCTTTCGAGCTTGAGAACGCTTTGAGTCGTTGCTCTGCGAGGTCCAAAGCATCGGCTTCTTTGGCTGTCGCCTCTGCGAACTTGTCCACTTCGTCAGCGACCAGAATTCGGACGGGGCGAGACGCAAGATTTGCCGGTGAGTTGGAGCCAACAAAGGTCAGTGTGCAGCGGTCAAACTGCTGCTCCAGATTCGTCATTTGGTCTTTGTCCGCAGGGAATCGCTTAACCAGCGCGGGACAGTCTTCCAGCATCGGGAGCCACCGAGACTTGCTGAAGCTGCGAGCGAGATTCTCGGATGGCATCAGCCACAGCGCGGGACTCGGTTCTGTGTCGATAGCCCATGCGAGACCAGCCATGAGCGTTGTCGTCTTGGATGTCTGAGACCCCCAACACAACGTGACCTCAGACACTGACGGATCTTTCCAGCACTCCAGCGGTTCTCGGCAATACGGTCTTACTGCCGTTGAGAATGGGCCGGGATGCTCAGTCTGCCTTTGGGTCAACGTCAGGTTGGCTTCGCTCCATTCCACCACGGTCTGCCGTGGGGACGGACGGTAGATCTGACGACGGAACTCTAGGATTTCACGCTCAAGATCGCGCATTAGAAAAGCTCCGTTTGATTGTCTACGATGCGGTGCTTTCGAGCCTCACTCATGTTCAAGAATGCCATACGTTCTTCCACTCCATCCCATAGCTTATTGCGCAACTGCACGTTGCAACCCCATGTCGCGTTCTCATTGAAGATCTCAACCATCAGCGCCACACCGTCAGGCTCCAAGTGCAGCACTCCCCAAAACGGCAGCTTTGTGTGCTTGGTGATATCAAGAGCGGCTTGAAGCTTTCCCCATGAAACCATCCACTCGTTGCTGTAGGTCGATTCCAGCTTCTCCAGTCCGTAGTTCCGAGATTTGACCTCATAGATTCCGGTTATCGTGCTGGTGTTCTGGTTCCAGATAAACCCGTCGATGCGCGATGGCTTGTCGTCTGCAATCGGTAAGAACCGGAGAACCGTGTCACGCTCAATGGCTCGCAGCGCGATCTTGTTCTGACGGAGAGCCTCCAACCCTCGCGGTTTCTGGCAGTTCAGGATTTCCATGGATCTGTCTGGTGTAACGTCTTCAAGCATACATCCTGTACCCACCGCTCTAGCTCGTTCTCAGCGTGTTCTGGGTCATGCGGTGCAATGCGACCGGAAAGCTGCTTAGGCATACTCTTGAGCAACTGAGCGACAGCTCCGTCATGGTCCAGCATCGCCTTCTTGACCCAATCTCCAGACACCAGCTTCCGTTCACGCTCTGCGAGGTCGAGAACGTCCTGACGGGCTGAGATCAAGTTCTTGGCTGCGGTCGAATGCACTGAGACCATTCGGCCAGCGTCAAGAGATCGCGCTCTGAGGCTTTCAACTGCTAGGCCATAAGCGGCGCGTTCGATCTCCTTCTGACGCTCATACGCCCCTTGTGGCGTGTCGTTTGCGACCTGCGAGCGGTCAACCTTCTCTTCGGCTTCTGGTGGTCGATACGGTCCATCCAAAGGCTCTGAGCGAATGTGGCTCGCTTCAATAGCAGCTTTACGACGTTGGGCTGACGACCCACGCCAAGCGTCAGCCGCTTCGGCTGAATCCAAAGGCATACCCTTTGAAACCAACTGAGAGACTCGACCTTTGGTCAGACCACTGTGTTTGACGTACTCGCTTTGTGTCATAGCAATTTCGGATTCTCTAGAGACCTTTTGATTGATTCTCTCATATGAGAATATTTCGCCAGTCCGGTTCCGTCGCATGAGTCCGCGCCTAACTCATCGAAATACTCATATCTACCGGGAGTATTGATGCGCCCAATATGGGACCACTTACCCATGATTTTTGACGCCTTTACAATTGCAGCTGCAAAGCGAGACATCTTCCACTCGGTCGATCCGCCAATGAAAATTGCGTCAATTTGATCCCAAGGAATCGGGAAGTGTTCCTGACCGTCTTGGCAAACCAGCGCAACCGGCCAGCCAGTTAGTTTTGGTTTCCAGTGGTTGAAACATTCTAGAGTCCTTATTGCTGACCCAACAACGTCTGGTGCAGCCACAAAGCGGCAAAGGTGTTTTCTTGGCTGATGCTTTTTGAGTGTCCGCATGAAAGCGTCAGCGTTGAACTTGCTGAATGCTCCATTGTCGATTCCAAATTTCCCTTCAGGACGTTTTGGATTCAGACCCGTAAGCGGAGTGAATAACTGTTCAACCTTGACCCCCAATTCGCTTTCACACAGATCAAAATCTGTGGATGTATCCAGCATTACGATCATAAGCCAGAATCGACCAGCTTCTTGCAAGCGGGACACACTCCGCAGGGTTTCAGCCCTCCGTTGTAGCAAGTCCAAATGTTGGAGCCGTTGATGCCCATGTCTTTTGCGATTCCGGCAATCTCCCATTTGCGCTTGTCAATGTACGGAGCGCAAATCTCGACACTGTAACCAGATTCGTTGACCGTCTTTTGCATCGCTTCAATGAATCCTCGGCGGCAGTCTGGAAATTGCTCTTCATCGTCTTTGTTGCATCCAATGGTCACAGTGTCTGAACCGGATTCACAAGCGAAGTTGACGGCAACGCTTAAGAATATGGCGTTGCGATTCGGTACGACCCAAGATTGCTCGGTCAGTCCTCCAAGCGGAGGCAGATCGACAACAGTGAACGCAACTCCAGCAAGCTTTGCATGATACTTGGCGCACAGAAGTTCTTGCCGGTGACGTTGCCGGTAATCGAACATCAACGCATGGAGTGAGTGACCCTGACCCAACAGGTCATACATCATCGTTACACTGTCGAGTCCACCGGATAGGAGGTGGACGATTCTTTTTTGCATATGAGGGTTGTTCATGGGTTATCGGAGACTTTCGGGAAGATCTTCGGCTTTGGTTTTTAGCAGATCGGCCAAGCCTTTAGCAATCGTGCGTCGAGCGGGGTTGTCGTCGTCATGCGCGTAATGCGCGGCCACCAGATCGCAGGTTGTGCGATTTGCGCGGATCTGAGCGAGATGCCAACGCAAAGTGTGATGCCCAAAATTGAGCATGACGTATTGTGCAGCGTTTGTCATAAATTGGCGTTTATAATACAATAAGGAGTTTGATCGCGGAGAGAGATCGGTCCCGAGCGATCACC